GGCCAAGTCCTTCAATCACATTGTTAAAGTCAAAATCACAATTCGCGGAGAAACATCCAGCGTACAAGCCGTTGAAGAACGGACCCGAATATTGGTTCGAGTTCGTCGGATAAAACGGATAAGCCAACCGCTGGCGTACAATACGCCAAAAATCTTGATTGCCAGCAATAGAATTTCTTTCACGCCTCCACAAATTATACCTTTTCATAAGGGGCCTAAATGACACAATTGATTCTCCAGCAAAAACCATATTCAATTCTGATGAATACTGAAGATCAGCGCCCATATGGTCGGATTCAGCCTGTTGTGGAGCAGATGGTTCAGAAGTGTTCTGAGATTCTGGGACGACCTCAGCTCCTGATTGCGGCTGAAAAAACACAAAACGCTGAAAATTATCCTCAGGAACAAAAACCTCAAAGTCATCCCCTGCAGACACGAAAACATTAATAGAAATATCATTATCGATCGTACTGTTAGGAATAGTAAGTTCATTAAGTACACGAACTGAAATAACACCATTGCAAAGTCCATTCAATGTGGATGCATAATCAGTTGTAGAATAACCCTCAGAGGCGGAATCCACTCCAGGGTCCAAATGTCTCAACAAAGAAAAGGGTTGGGAATTCGTAACCTCAATGGTGAAATCTTGTGTCTCAGCAATATCAATAATCTCAATATAATTGATGTTATACTCATTGATGGTGGTGGTGTCAACAAAACCAGGATCAAACCTAATCTCCAAACGACCTTTATGAAAAGTTGAACAAACCACCTGAAACCTAAATTTCATAGAGCCATTCCAATACCTAAAAGGCAGGGCAGCAATAGCACAAGGGGGCAAAACAATAGCTCCATTGGCATCTTCCTGCCATAAGCAAGGATTGACTCTGGCGTTCCACAACAAAGTGGTAGGTCCATCGCCAACAGGCCAAGAAAATTGAGTCAAATAAGCCTCTCGCTTAGCTATATCCCTAATAACAAGCGGATCATGCGCACCAACCCCTGAAACACGCGGATCAATTGTCAACTCCTGCTTGTCATCGACTGTCATTTTCAAAGATGTATCAGGGGTAGTAGTTGTCGCCAATTGCGATATCGGAGTGGGCCTAAAAGGCTCGGGATTCTTTGTGTTTGCTGGTCTGCTATATCCCATAATCTTCGCAGCACCAGCTACAGCGCCAGCAATTTTACTGGTAGCCATAGCATATGGGGCTATAGGAGCATAACCAGCAGCAATACCCGCATACTTAGCTATAGTTGTCGCGGGTCCAGAAATCATACCTTTAGTATTGGCTTCATCTATCTCTTGCCCAGATTGAGGAATCAAAGTACTAGAATCCACTGACGTTGGAATAGCCAACTGAACGTTCTCAGCCCATATGAAAAATGAGACTGTAACTTTATCGTCGGCTCCATTGGCATGCTTAAGTGGGTTCAAAGTCCTAAATAAAACCAACCCAGCATCAGGGAGGCCAAGATCTCCACCCCAATTTGAACGCGTAATATCAAAATAATTCTCGTGCCAAAAGAATGGAATTTTCATCTCACCACCCGTCGATGTAGTTGGATCCACAAAAATATGTGGCAACTGTGACGTTTGGGTCAAATCAATAGGGTCAAGGGCAGTATGGGACGAAAGTTGATCAAACCCAGACATGGGCCAATAAGCTACCAAAGCACGCCCATACTGAAATCCGTTTCCATTAACAACAACTTTCATGCGCAAGTCACATCTCAGTAATTTAAAATTAGCTAATCTATTCTGCACACGTTTATTAGTTAAAAACTGTCTCCATGGATTAAACTGAGCAGACAAAATGCCATTGGTATTCCATTGAGATTCAAAAACCTTTACAGGTCGCGAGAAGAAATCTGCAAGTGGAACATCATCCTTGTCTTGCAATTTGCGTGTAGGATCAACGAACGATTCAATATCATTCTGATGCCCCGCGTATTGATCGCGAAAACGCATAGTTTGATGCGTAACGTTATCAGGAGAAGCATTAATATTTGTATCAGCCGTAATTCCTGAATGTGCTTTAAAAATAGGGACAAAATCACAATATTCATCCTCAAGTTCAGCAACAGGAAAATCTTGAAGTGGCATGTCCAATAATTGTTTCTCATAAAGGGCAAAATTCCTCTCAATTACCACTAACATAGGGTCAACATCGTTAACCCATTTAAAAGTGGACAACACATCCGTGTCGATTTTGTGGTCGTCACGACCACCGGTTTGCTTTTGTTTAATATATTCATATGTATTTTTGTTAGTCAAATTATTTAACCCATCACCTCTATCGACTATCGAGGGTGGGGTGCGACTTAAGTGATTCTTTATCACCCAAAAATCTTGTGTCAAGCCTACAATTTCAAATAGTCACTCTGAAAACTGTGGTATCCAATAACACAAGACAATTTTGCTTACCATCAGATTTGAAACTGGGAGATTAATTTAACGCCATTCTAAAGGCGGGGCAAATTAAAACCCATACGCCCTCAATCTTGCAGCGTTCTCATACTCTCTTACGTCACGCCACATCGAAAAGGGTAAACGTATATCCTCCCAATAACCATCATGCCCAGACATGGTCACAGGTTCATAACCCTGAGGGGACAACAAAACACCGGCATATGATATTGATGGATTCAATACCGCCGCTGCGTAGCACAATCTACGCAATTGCTTGCGACCCTTGCTCCTTGCTGATGCTAACAATGAATCTTTAATCTCCAGAAACAACATGTGGTGGACACCCATATGAGTAGACATAAAGATCAAATCAACTTCCCCAACCATATTATGTATGAGTGGGGCGTCCATTGATACAGCAGTCAATGGAATATCAGTAAAAGCTTTAACGTATAATGGTCGAATTGGCAACTCCTCTTCCTCACCAGAATGAGGATCATACCTCTCGTGCCACTGATCAACTTTATCTTGATATGTAACATGCAATTGTGTACACAAATTTGTTAATTTAGCTAACCGGGCCACATCTTTCATCTCGTCCCGACGCTTCTCATATATAGCTTGTCCATGATTGAACCACTCCATTAATGCAGTGTCAATATTCAATGCGCAAGCTTCCACCTCAGACAAAGGTGAATTTTTCTCACGTAAAAAACAATGCAACATTTTAAAACATGAATCCTCCGACAATGCACCAACTTCGCAACCTAACGCAGGATGGTAGACCGTTTTCCGTTTCAAAAATTCAAGATCATCAACGGATATAAAATCAACCATCTCACTCTCTTTATCAGGCATTGTGTAAACCTGGCCATACCTAGCTAACACCTCAGAACATTTCTTAATATTGAAGTCAGAATATTGTGGATCAACTGAACCAGCATTATCATCACCATACGTGATCAATGCACAAGCTTCACGAAAATCCCGTGCCTCTGGGTAGATTGTAAAGAAACAACACCGCATATTCAAACTATTACAAATGCTGTTCAACACCGCGGTCAGTGGATTACCACTAATGTGCCCTCCACTCGTCAGACCAATTAAGTTACCATCAAAGGCAATTACTGAATACACCAAATCTCCAGCCATGGCTTTCATCGCACGTATATCATTGGCTGTGTAATTTGGACATCTACATGCACAATCAATCAATATGCGCAAACCTGCAAACAATACTTGAGCGGGCAATTTTTGATCAAACTTACTATAGTCTCCCGCCAAAAACTTATCTTGATTTTTGGAACGTAAATACCTCATCATTTGGTCCCATTCTGGTCCGTGAGAGTTAATTCCAACTGCGCACTCAGATTTCAATGGATTCATCATCAATACACGCACAAGTGGCAAGAAATATCTCCTCACCAAAAACGTTAATGCAATCGAATTTCCATAAAATATGCGGCATTTCTCCTTGGCAAGTATCTCATCCTTTTTACACGCTTTTGCGACTGCGTAAGCCCTTTCACCGCGCAAATACGCCGCCTCACAACGCGCAATCTCCAAGTTAATGTCTTCAGTGAACTTCCTATCCAACAATCCGTTGGAGTCAAAAACATCAACATCCAACATATGATCACTTTTAGGCCCAGACAAAGGAAAACCAATAGAAGTGCCAATTTTAATCGCATCAAGAAACTTTACACCCGGCACACCATTAATATTTTCTTTGTCATTCATCGGAGAAGCACCATTCCACAACTCACTGTCAAATAATGCAACAATGGGTTTCTTGTAATCTTCAACAGCACGTGATATCAAATCGTGGGGAAATGGTTCCCCTGGCTCAGATAAATTGGCTAAACAAGTCTGCCAACCAAACCAATCAGGACTCATTTTAGGAGGCCCCCACTTATTAGGGATCCCACATACATCCGTAACCAAATGGCTAATTGGCGT